CGCCATTTCCCAAAGGTCTTGGCGGTCTTCCTTGCTCATCTTGGAGCCTTGGTCCAGCTCCATATGGCAGGAGTAGCACAGGGCCGCTATCCGGTAGTCGTGGGCCTTTATGGCCGTTCCCTTGCCGTCCCGCTGCTGGTTGGAGTGGGCTGCCACCACCGTACCGTCCTGGGCCCCACAGAGCTGGCAGGGCGAGACTCGGACGACCTCCAAGAGGGGTTTGCTGCGGTAGTTCACCGGCGGGCGTCCTTCTGCCACTGGCGCTTATTCTGCTCGCCCACCCAGAGCCCCGCGCAGGTTAGCTCGAGCTCCTCCGAGGGCGGGTTGGTTTTTAAGGCGGTCTTCACCCCGTCCTTGTATCCAGCCTGGTACTGACCGTTCATCCGACTCTCAGCTAAAAGACTAATAGCGATAATTAAAAGAATCAGCAGGATGTACTTCATTCGATGTCCCTCAGCTTATAAAAGGTGTTCCCATCGGCTTCCCGGATTGAGTCAATCTTGTATCCCTCCCCGCGCAGCCGGTGGATGATGGACGACAGGCGATCGATGTTCATCCTTGTTGCCTGCTCATAAGTAATCTTTCCGGTCTTGATTAAACGCAGTAAGACCCGCTGCTTCTGAGTTCGCTTACTCATACCGGATTCCTCGAGTTTCGGTTAGCGCATGGCCAGACCTGCCTCAACGCATCTCGAGCCAAGACCTCAGCGTTTCGGTGGCGCTGCCCAGGGTTGATAGTTAAGTACTGCAACACGATGTCCTGGACCTGGCCGGCTGTAATTACATTTTCTACCTTCGGGCAGATGGTGATATGCACATTGACATCGTAGATACCAACGACATACCCAAGGGCATACATCTTGTCGCCCACATTGGTACTGGTTAGCTTTTGATAGAGATCGTTGCCGGTCAAAAACTCAGCGCTCGCAACCGTAGGAACAAACGCTAAAACCGCTAGCCACTTTTTCATGTCGTTTCCTTTTTAGCCAAAGTTTCCACAACCGAAATGTGCATCTTGATCTGCGAGGCAATACTTACAATCGCTTGATAGTTTGGCTTATAAGTTTGTCTAGTGAGCCGGTTCAAATCGGTGAAAAGCTGATTCATCGCTACCAGGTGGCCACTCAAATCAGCGGCGTCATTTACTTTTAACTTTTTCATGATTACCTCACTCTCACTTGACATGTGTACGCTTGGGTGCTGTCTCGGAAAGCTGCCATAACCTTGCAGTCATCCGTAATGCTTTTTTCTTGCCACTCCATACCCAAGATAAAAGCAATGACAGAAATTAAGATCCAACCAAAAGATTCTTTCCAGCGTCCCACTAACCACTCCCAAATCTTTTTAAAATCAAGCAAGTCCTTCATCGTTCTCTCCTCAAAATAAATTGGGTTGTTCCCACTTCGGCATCAATTCTTCTGGTTTCGGAGGGCGAATCTTTCTAATTTTTTCGATCATCACATGCACTCTTCTTGGGAATGGCCACTTCTCCGTTTTTGGAATGCTTAATAAAAACCGCTCCCCATCATCGAAGACATCTAACACTTGGCCCTTTTCCCCTGTCTCACAGACTAAAACCCAGTCATCGACCTTGATGACCGGCTGCGTCATAGCGTTACCTTTCCCTCAAGCCTGAGGTTGGCCTGCTCACTTCTCCAGATATCAACACGGGCCTGGGCTGCAATTAAGTCCCACCGCAGCTTCTCCTCGACCTCCACTGCAGCTCGTAGCCCCTGAAGAAGTTGGCGATACTCATCGTGGGCATAAGCCTCACGCTCTTGCGCCCCGATCGATTCCTCGCAGCTCCTCTTCATCAGCAGGGACTTCAGTGATTTTCTGTACTCCTCAAGATAGATTCGCTCAGCTTTGCCTTTCCAAAACGGATCGTTATCCAGCCAGGCCTGCGCAAACTTACGAGTGCGGAAGGTCATTGTCCTTTCGGCCTCCCAATACTTCGTATCAAATGGCATACAAATAAACTTTCCTCGCTTCATTTTTATTGCCCAACATGTAGTCTTTTTCACTCTTGTTCCTCAATTTTTATTTTCAACATTCCTGCGATGTCTTCTGCCCAGTAGATCCGAAGGTCAACAATCAGCGAGTCATCGATGTAAAGACCTGCGTGACCCATCGAGTCCAAGACAGCCTTAAGTAAGTTATCCAAGTCTCTGCGTCGGTTATCCGGCCGCCAAGCCTCAATCGTTACCTTGAGCTTTCCAGTCGTTGTTTTACCCCTGCTTTGTAAGAAGACTTGCTCTGCGACTGCTACCCGATACTTTCGGCCGGCCTCGCTGATGATCATTCGGTTATTGACCATGCGCCAATAGGTATTGACTGACGGCGGCCAGGGGAGAGTTAGTTCAATCACCTTAATCTCCACAAAAACAACCGATTGATTCATCTACAAACATATCAATCTGATTTTGCGAAAATTTATGCATTTCTGCATACGATGGGCGATCAGATCTAAAAGTGGCACCAATCTTTTCTTCCATCTTGGCCCACCAGACCGCCCGCTCCGGCTTCTCCGATATCAAACTCCTTATGATCCCGGCCCCTTTCAGGAAGCACAGGTCACAGTTGGATGCACCGGACACCTTCGGCAGTTTCAGG